GAACCAGAGCAAGTGGCTGAGAGTAAACGTGGTGCGATAGACTTATTTGCTCAGCCAGGACAATTAATCAAAGGAGCTAGCGCTTTTGCTTCTATACTTGCTGGTGGCAAAGGGTTCCAAGAAAGCTTTGACTAACTTGCTTTAAATTACCTCTCTTACTAGAATGCGAATTATCCACTCAACTCAGCCCTAGTAAGCAGGAGTATTAAGATGGCTTTATTTAAAGAGTACACAATTAATCTTTCACCCATTTCCTGGAAGCGTCCGGGAGTGCATAAGAAAAAGTTCTACGATCAGCAGAAGCATGAGAAACTTGCCTTTGGGCTCTACCTTCTTCAGCAGCATGGCAACTCACCCAAATTCACCAAAGCAATACACGTTGAAGCCAACTTCTTTATACAAATTCCTTTTTCTTTAAGGAAAAGAGAGCATACCAAATGGTGTTCTAAGTTCGCTGACATAGATAACTTACAAAAGTTTGTTTTTGATGCTATTAACGATACCGGAATCATTTGGAAAGATGATAAAATCATTGCATCGGTCTGCGCAAAGAAGATTTACGACGCCAATCCGCGGACCTATATTACCATTACGGAATTAGTGTGAAGAAAATAGTTAAAGCTAGCACGGATAAAAAAAAACCAGCAACAGTGCGTCAGTATAAGCCTGATCCAGACTGTTTTTTCAGCTATAAGAAGATGCCTATATCACGTTCTCTTATTGAGCACATGATAGATGAGCTTCCCGATTGGCCTATCAATAATCCAATGGAGAAATCTCTTACCGAGTTTTATCTTAAGTATCACATTGGCTGGTCCACTCGCCAAGGTCTGCTTAAGCGTCATCCCGATCTTAAAGAGGCGGAGGACGTTGCCAATAGCAGAATTTCTGAAAGATTATGGGCGGCTCATGCTGAAGAAAATTGGTCAGCTTTAAAGCATAGGCTTCACTCTTATGGTCCTGAGTGGGTCGCGAATGACAACTATCAAGTAGAACTTAAAGTGAGAAGTGATAAAAGCTCTGAGTCGAGTGGCAATATCTATATTGGTAATGACTCGATGAAGATAAATAAATGAACCCTGAAGATGTTATACATTTAACTAAGTTCAACCCAAGACCATACCAACAAGATATTGTAGATGCTTTAAATAAAGGCTTTAAGAAGCTTGTGGTAATTCTTCCCCGTCGTGCAGGAAAGGATATCACTGGCTGGAATATAGCCTTTCGCCAATGCCTCAATAAGGTCTGTCTTGTCCAGTATGTACTACCTACCTTTGGGCAAGCTCGGCGTTGTATTTTTGAAGCGATATCGATTGATGGTACAAAGTTTATCGACTATATACCTAAGAGACTTATCGCTAAAGTGAATGTGTCTGAACAGAAAATAGTATTTATTAATGGGTCTGTCTTGCAGTGTCTGGGCGGTGAGACTCATGATACCGCGATACGAGGTACAAACCCCTACATGGTTATACTCTCGGAATTTGCGTATATGAGCCCCGCCATTTACGATACTGTTCGTCCTATTCTTGCAGCTAATGATGGTATAGTCCTATTTCTTTCAACGCCTTATGGCAAAAATCACTTTTATTCCATGATACAAACGGTTAACAATTACGAAGATTGGTTTATTCTTCACAAAAAAACTTCAGACATCCATCACATTTCAGCTGAAGCTTTAGAACAGGAACGACAACAAATGTCACCTGAGTTATTTGCTCAGGAATATGAATGTAGCTTTGATCGTGGTGTTGATGGTTCGTATTACGGTAAGTATTTACAGCGTGCTAAAGAAGAGGGTCGCATAACACATGTCGCACACGATCCTGGGCTGCTTACTCACGTGGCGATAGATATTGGTGTAAACGATGCGACTACTATGATTTGGTTCCAGACCACTGGTGATAATACGGTTATTCGTATTATAGATGCATATCGTAATACGGGAGTAGGACTTGATCATTATGTGCATGTGCTCAATGAAAAAGGTTATAACTATGGTAAGTATTTCGCACCTCATGATTTGATGGTTCGCGAATGGGGTGGTGGTGCTATCACTCGTCACGAAAAAGCACGTAACCTGGGTATTAACTTTACGGTTCTTGAGCAGATTACGGTCGCTGATGGTATTGAAAACGTCTGGACTCACTTTCCTAAGATGTGGATTGACGCAGTCAAATGCAAATCTCTCATTAATGCTTTAGAAAATTATCGACGCGAATTCGATGTTGATAAGAACGTATATAAAAATAAGCCCGTACATGACTCACATTCTGACTATGCTGACAGTATGCGCTACTTATGCCAATCATTGCACAAGACGAAAAAGGGTTTAACAGCGGAGGAATTTGATAGGAAAAGAGCAGAGTCCCGATATGGTCCTAACAACTTTAAACAACAAATATTTAACCACGATCCACGTTATGATCGTTACTAAAGGCATGAAATGGAATTTTTTGATATTCTGGATATTTTAGTCAAAATTATTTTGGCTATCTTTTTTATAGTGATTGCAAGTGTTGTTTTTCACTATTTAATTAGTCAGTAAATAGTAAGAATATAATAGCGCTTGTTTTCTTTTAATATTCTCGCTTAGACTTCTTTTTATTAAGAAATTTTAAGAGGATATTATTTATGTTAATGAGAGCACCAGAATCATTGCCATCAAACTTTGGCGCTATTAAAAATAAGATGGATAACGATTACACGCGTAATCTATCTTTATGGCATATTTGTTGGTCTCAAGGGAATATTGATGTTCGCCTCGAGGCTGGCGATCAAAGCCTCATGGCACAACTTAATACCAATACATTAACGCAATCTACAAACTCCTATTATTTCAATCGAGTTCGTCCTATATGTAATATGATTTCAGGTTATCAACGCCGTAATCGCAAGAGTACGGTCGTTGTTCCTTTGGAGAATGGTGATCAAAAGACCGCTGATCAATTTACCAAAATACTCCTTCACATATACAAGCGTGAGAATGTTTATGAAATGATCTCAGAAGCATTTCATCAAGGCGCTTGCGTGACGGGAATGAACCTGCTCCAGGTATACCTGGACTTCACACAAGATCCGCTTAATGGCGATATTAAAGTCGATAACCTCGCTTACAATGAATTCATGATTGATCCTTATTTTCGCAAGCCGGATCTTTCAGATGCATCGTTCGTCTGGCGCCGTTCTTACATGACTCACTCAGCGGCTGCCGCAATCATGCCTGAAGACCAATATGAACGAATAATGTCTCTTCAGGGAAACCCTCAGGGAATGGCGCGAGACGGCAAGTTCCAATATATGCCTGAAGCCTTTGGCTATGCGCAAGGAAATCGTGTTTCGTATGATGAGTATTGGTATAGAGATTATCGTCGCGCTAAGTTCTTATATGATACAGATACAGGCGAAATGATTGATATTACCCGCAATGAGAAAATCGACATTGATCGATTTATGAAAGATAACCCACAAGTTAAGTTAACCGAACGAGATGTGCCAACCGTACGGTTGGCCATTATGATACAAGATGAAGTGTTTTATGATGGCGAAAATCCGCTTGGAATCGATGATTATCCTTTTATTCCTGTTATTGGTTTTTATAACAAGTCTATGCCTTATATGTACCAGCGTATATCAGGTGTATGTAGATCCCTCCGTGATCCTCAGATCCTATTCAACAGACGTGTTATCCTATCGGCAGACTTATTAGAATCTCAAGTTAACTCTGGCTGGATCTTTAAGGAAAATGCGCCAGTTGACGTTAAGCACTTATTCCAGACCGGCCAGGGTAGAATAATACCCATCAAAGATGAAGCGCAGATGACTGATATTCAGCCTATTGTGCCGCCACAAGTGCCGCCTTCATTTTTTCAGCTACAAGAAGTATTTGATAAAGAACTTTATAACTGTGCTGGTCTATCGGAAGAGAATTTAGGCAAGATCGTAGAAGATAATTCTTCTGGTTATCTTTCAGCCTTACGACAAGGTGCGGGACTTACTGCCCAACAACCAATATTTGATCGTCTTGATCTTTCACAGAATATGCTTGGTGAAAGAATGATGAATATAATCCAGGCTAATTATACTCCAGGTAAGATACGACGCATTTTAGAAGGTGAACAACCAGCTGATCTTTTTTATAATAAGGCGTTTGGTAAGTATCATTGCGCAGTAGAACTTGGTTTTAATACCGAGACTCAAAAGCAAATGGAATTTGCACAGCTTCTTCACTTGAGGGAAGTTGGGGTTAAGATTTCAGATGCAGCCATGATTAGTAAAGCGACTATTCAAGGTAAAGATGACCTCGTTAAAGAGATTATGAATGCTGATAAACAACAACAACAGATGCAGCAACAGCAGATGCAGGTTCAGATGCAGGAGATGCAGGCACGCGCCGAACTATCACATGCGCGAAGTGAAGCTGACCGAGGACTTGCCTATGAAAGAATCTCACGAGTTGAAGAAAACCATGCATTGGCTCAAAAGCAAGTTGCTGAGGCTAATAAAGAAGATGAGTTGGCTCTTTTAAACAAGGTTAAGATATTAAAAGAACTTGAAACGATTGATCTTTCACATCTACAAACACTGATCAATCTTTCAAATTCAATGAAGTCAGCAGAGCAACAAACAGTAAAACCAACAGAACCTTTAAAACCGCAAGAAGCTGCGATCGCGCAAGGGGCGACTGAAATTAATAGGGGATAGAGATGGCAAGGAATGAAGCAAAGGCTCAACAAACAGTACATGGATTAACAAATCATCCTCTTTACAGGAGATGGGATGCGATGAAGACAATATGCTACAACAAAAATAATTTGGGATACCCGTCGGTAGGATTAAAGGGTATAAAGGTATGCGAAGAATGGAGTAAAGAATTTATGGTCTTTTATAAGTGGGCTTTAGAAAATGGCTGGAAAGATAATGCATCTTTGCGTCGTCATGATAAAGACAAAGACTTTACCCCTGATAATTGTTTTTTTGCTCCTGGTCCCAAAAAAACAATTATGCCGCGAGAAATTTTAAGAAGAAGTAGATACGAATATTGGTAGAAAATCCTCAGTTAGAGGTGTTTATTAACCCTTGTAGTTTAAAGACTACAGTTTCAGAAAGGAGGCCACTTATGGCTAAAAGAAAGTATGAAGGAGAATATAAGACGCGCCGAATGATGCCAAATAATGGCATGAGTAGCGATCTTATTCACGAAGATATGTCCAAGCCTTGCGGTCTTCCTATGGGAGCTTTGCAAAGAGATCTTGGTAATGGTGAATATTTCTCCATGAATGCACATCGTGTTGGTGATTTGTATGAACAAGTTGATAAGACGATGCGTGAAGATGCAGCAGCTATATCTACTATCACTAAGCCAACCAACTGGTAGATTTTACGCGTATTATTTATTTAATAATTCAGTTTATTGCTGGCCAAGGATGTGTCTCCTTGGCCCTTTTTAGAAAGGAATGTGATGCCAGTTCAAATAAGGCCCGATGAGAAATTGAAAAAGATTGCTTATAAGATTCTAAAGACACCAGAAACTTTGCAGCAAAAGAATGATCGAGTTCCGTCAGCCAAAAGATTGAATGCATGGTTAATTAATTCTTCTTCGACAACTTTACGATAGAGATAGGCTAGTATTTGTTTTATTTTTCAGAGGACGTGCGATGTTAAATGATTGTTGTGGATGCGGTAAAAACGAATTAAATCTTTGTAAGTTACATGCTGAAAAAGCGAAGATCGACTGTCTTTGCGTTACTAACATCAAGGGCGGAACTCTTAATGTTATGGATGAAATAGCGAATAATATTATCGCACAAAATATTGAATAGAAAAAAGTAGAATATTAAATGATCAATGCCTATTATATCGTCTCTTGTTATGTATTTATTTAGGATTTATGTTTTAATAAGTTGAGTGGTAATAATGTAA